TAGGTTCTTTTTTTTATCTTCTGCCATATTAGCTCCTTTTTTTCTTAATTCCGGCCTCAGAAAGTGCAATCGCGATAGCTTGTTTACGACTTTTCACTTTTTTATCACTGCCGCCGATGTTGAGTTTACCTTTTTTAAACTCCCTCATTACTTTTTTAACCTTTTTTTCCTTTTTTGTCGACATTTTTACTCCTCTTTCTTAATTATCACACTTCCAGAGCCCATATCTTTAGCACTTGGTAGCGTTTTTGATAATATTGTTTTTTCAATCGAAGTATTTGCTCTTAATTTTGCTAATTCTTCGTTTTGATCAAGTTTTTCGTCTTGATTTTCTTGATTCATCATCGCTCTCATCTTATCGAGGTTCAATCTATCCTCACCTTCTTTACGTTTTCTTTGATTTTCTTGTGCTTGAAGGTCTAATTCTCTTGCTCTTAGTTTAGCAATAGGGTCATTGTCAAATTGTGAAGTAATTTTCTTCTCTTCCATTGTAAATTCACCCATCATATCAGCAATCAGTTGTGCTTTTCTTGCTTCTATTTTTTCAGAAATCATTCTAGCTTGATTTTGCATATTTGGATCCATCATTGCCTGTGGATTTTGTTGCATCATCATAAGTTGTTGCATTTCATTTCTAAATTCTATCTCAACTTGTTCTTGAGCCATTAAAGAAATGTGCTCAAAACAATTTTTCTCTAATGCAGCCATAACGATTGGATTGTTTCTTGCCATATTCGTCGCCATAAAATTTAAATGCGAAGTTATGTGCGCTCTGTGATCCTGACCAGGGAAAGCTTGGAACGGTTTCCCAGCGAGAGCATCAATATGCTCTAACGCTGGGTCCTTTGGTAGGGGTGGTTGTGGTCGAATTAAAAGTTTATCAACATCTTTTACACCCAAAGCTTCATACATATTTCTATACGCTTCGTATAAATTATGTATCTGTGGATTAGATGTAGCCAGTTGCAGTTCCGACTGTGCGAGGGAAATACGCTGTGTCTGTGAGAAAATATTTGGGTCTGCAACTGGCAATATATCTACTCTGTCATCAAAGTCTGTTTGCTTAATCATTCTTTGACCACCAACGACATCGTAGGGGTACTCGTTAGGTAGATATAACTTAAAAACTCTTGCCAATAACTTAAACTCTTGTTTAAGGGCTGCATAAATTCTTTTGTGTATAGCAGACATTGTTCTGCTGCCTCTTTCTAGCAATGCTACGGTCGTACCCACAGCTGCTGATTGATTACCCTCACCTACTTGCAGATCTGCTATTGAAGCGAATCTTTGACCTGCTTGTACTACGACGCCCATAAGTGCTAATAAAGTTTGTGATGGTTCCTTAAATGGAAGCATCATAAAAGAATCTCTAATGTTACCACCTGGTGCATCCACATCTCTAAACTCACCTGGTTGAATAGATTGCGCATCATCTCTGATTCTAATTCCTCTTTGTTTAAATCCTGCAGGTAAATTAGATAATGTCCCTGCGTCTAATAGTTGTCGTAATGCAGCCGTAGCCGTTCTTGATAATCCACCGATCATATGTATTAAACCAAAACCATAAAAACCTAATCCTGGTAAAAATTTAAAATGAACAAAGTAATCTATTTTTTTTCGTAAAGGATCACCTATTTCGTAATTTCTTTTGATCGATAAAACTTCTCTAGAATTTTCTTCAATGGTTACAACATATGGAAGTTTAATTCCTGTTGGCTCTCCGTCTTGTCCCATATCTTCAAATCCCTCTAGATCTAAATTTACGTGGCACTCTAATAAATTAAATACATCTTCGTCTCTTCCTTTAGTTTCTCCTTGAAGCTCACGTTCTTTTTTTTCAACTTCCGTTTCATTAACTGGTCCTGGTTTTAAATCTATGTCCCTATAAAAACCAGCAACTTGTTGTTTTCTTAATTCATTTTCAGATATTTGTACGCGATGAATGATAGACTCCGCATCATCTAATGAGGTAGCTGTATACGGAACAATCAAGTCATCAGCGGGTACAAATTTAGAAACAGCTGTCTGTGCTGCTTCGTCGTAGTAAATTTTTTTAAAAGATGAACCAGCTAATGGTAAATGAAATAACATAGAGTCAAAGTCTGGCTCATAGTCTTTCATCTTATCCATAATTTGATAGTTCATAAAATCTTTTACTCTTTGAGATTGTTGTTCTTTGTCTGGTGTTGGCACACCTAAAATTTGTGTTCTAACTGGACCGTTTGCTGGTAATAGTTCTTTGTAAGCTAACGCTTGAAACTGTGTAACTGCTTCTGCTAAAACTGGGTGTGTTGCACCACTCGCACCTTGAAAAGGTTCTGTTCTATTATCGTATTTAAATCCTAAAAGATCTAAACCTTCTCTGTATCCTCTTTCCCAATCTTTTCTAGAATTTTTATAGTCTTGGTAATTTTGATATAAAGAAGTTCCAAGTCTTCCAAGCACGTCGTCTGGTAAGTGTTCTGCTAAATTATCGTAATGGTTTACTTCACCTTCAACAGAAGCTATGGATGGATCATAATTAATATCTACAGAACCATCTTCGTTTTCTGTTACCTCTACAGGTTCACCCTGTTTAACTATTTTTTCTTGTTCATCCTGTACAGCTACTTCGAGTTCTTCAGGTGATGGAACTTTTATTTGTTGCTCTACGTTTGGTAGAGACTTGTCTACGTCTGCCATTTATTTTCTCCAGTTTTACAGGTTTAACAGTATTATAATCGATAAGCAAGCCCTCAGACTGAGGACCTGATTTAGGGGGTATTGTCTTAGTTAATTTCATCTTCTATTGCCTTAATTGTTGCGTCGTCTACCTCGTCTATATCAGCTACAGTTCCGTCTTGATCAAATACGGCTTTACCTTCATCATACTCATCAGGTGGTTTTTTACCTTTTGTAGTTTCATCTGCTTGACCTATTTTAAATTCAAATGTTGATCTGTCTTCAATCACATCGTAAGATTTATCTCCGGAGACACCTACTCCACTTTTGTCTCTAATAACTCTAATATCGCCAGTAGATATGTCTTCTATTAATTCATATTCACTTCCATCTTTACCCGTGTAAGTAGTAGCCTTTTGTCTTTCCAAAGTAGTTCTTGCAGGGTCTTCTTTACCAAACGCTTTAATTTTTGCTACTAGTTTTAAAAAATTATCAAAGCCAAGTTTTGCACCTTCTTGAATCACCGGACTTTTTGCAGCTGGTGCTATGAACTTACCTACATAAGGAATCAAAGCTAATATACCTGCTAGCTTACCTGTGTCCTTCATAAACTTTCTTCTACCTGGACTTTTCAATCCTTTTTTCTTGGGTCCTTCGGCAAGACCTATTCTCATAATTCCACCTTCAGCAGCACCTTGTACATCTTCACCAAATTTTTCTTGTTCTTCTAAATATGCTTTTTGCTCTTCTGGTGATAAAGCATCAAACTCTTCTTGAAACTTTAATGCTGAATCTACGAGAGCTGATATACCCGCTAAACCTAAACCAACTGGTGTCCCGGCTCTTATATATTTTATTGGTATACCTAAATTTAAAGCTCTTTGTAATGCAGGATTCTTAACAGCTTCTGCTCCTATATTTGCAAGAACTGGACCTAAATAAGTTATAGGATTTCTTAAAGTTTTTTCTAATCCTTCTTCTTGAAGTTGTGATCTAATACCGCCAGGTAAACCTAATTCAGCGGCTACAACACCTGCTGGTGTTCCTAAAGTTTGTAAAGTTTTTAAGAGTCCTCCTGCTAATTCTTTTCCACCAAAAAAACCTTTTGATTGTCCACCCTCTAAATCTACAAGTCTGCCATCATCTTGCATACCAGGTTTAAAATTAAGTTTTCCAACAGGTGTGGCTGGTTTAGTAGAAGTTAAAACAAAACCCTCATCTGATAAATCTAAAATATTTCTTTGTGCTTGTGGTGAGTAATCTTTAAAATTTGATACGAGTTTAGTAGCATCTAAATTATCGCCTAAAAGAATTTGTGGTGTAGACACTTTATTTTTATTACTAAATGTTTTTGATTTAGCGTTAAATTTTTTAATAGCTTCAGATATGGGTACGTTCCTATCACCGCCATATTGCACAACTTCTTTACCTTCTTTGACAGCTTTTAATATTGCAGCAAAAGGTTTGTCTATTTGTTTTGCTTTTATCTTATTTATTTTATTAGAAATAATTTGCACGTTCTCTGTGTAGCCTGGAGCATCTTCAAAAGTTGCAGATAAACCAAACACTTCATCTATAACTTTACCTTTTTGTGCAGGTATATTTCTTCTTTGTTTTCCAAAATCTCCTTTAATTAAAGAATCTCTTAATTTAATTTTGTAATCTCTAATGAATCCTTCAGCGAATCTAAATTCACCTCTTTTATTATCATCAATATATTGAATAATATCTCCTAAAGTATCTGGTGCTACATCTTTAAAACCTTTTACTTTTCTATCTGCAGTCACAGCCTGTAAAAATTGGTTTACAGCATTCGAAGCATTGGTTCTCATTTTAATTTTTTCTGACGCACTGGCAGCGTTAAATTTTTTAGTTCCTTCTAATCCTTCTGCCACATCATCTAAACTTGGAGCATTGTCAGGGTCGTTAACAAAAATATCTCTAACTGCATTTACAACATCCATTGATGTGCTTTTGGCTGCTTCACCTGCAGCTTTTGTAGCTGTTTTTATAACTTGTCCCTTAATATCTTTGGTAGTTATTTTACTTAAAAGGTCAGTGGCTTGCTTTGGTAAATTTAGTTCTGGATATAGTTTTTTTAATTCTAATCCTTTTTTTTCTCCTGCAAAAGATCCTGATTTTATACCCTGTAAATAATATCTATAATTTCTAATTTGATTAGCAACATCTTTTGGAAGTCCTTTAACCAATTTTCCATAGTTTTCTACTGTTGGATTTTTTTCCAATTTGTTTAAAAATTTTATAAGTCCTTTTGCACTCTCTGGTTTCATTGCATTATTAGGAATAGTGTATTTTACTCCGTCCACAACGATGTCTGTTGTTTTTAATTTGTATGGAGTGCCTAGTCTGTACCTTCTTTGCTTTATTGCAGCAGGCGTCATTGCTAAGCCTTTTTTATTAAAGTTCTGTCTCTCAATAAAATCTACAGACTCGTCCATCAAACCAGGACCAATCTTTTGTAAAGAATCTAAAAGTCTTTGCTTTCTATTTTGTTCTTGTAAATCTA